ATCTACGAAGGTAAAGAGGCCATAATAGATTTTAAACAAACAAATAAACCGAAACGAAAAGAATGGATCGAGGACTACTATCTCCAACTTGCAGGATATGCAATTGCTCACAACCAAATATATGGGACTAATATCCAGTTTGGAATCATTCTAATGTGTAGTAAAGATTTATTATTTCAAGAGTTTCCCGTAGAAGGCGAAGAATTCAGACATTATGCGAACGAATGGTGGAAAAAAGTAGCACAATATTACAAGCAGAAAAAAGAATTTCAAGAAGTAGTTGACAGAGCCGGTATGTGATGTTATATAGGACATTATATGAAAGGAATAAATATGAATAAAGAAAAAACAATTACTATTCCATTATGGGAATATAAATTTTTAACTCAATTAAAAAAAGATTTAATAATTGATATGAAAATTGAAGAGTTAAAAAGAGAAGAAAATATAAAAAAAGCTATGGAGGTTAAGTCATGAAAATAAACTGGGAAAAGAAAATTAAAAAACATTTACTTAATCAAAAAATAGTTAATATTAAATACATGTCAGAAAAAGAAAGTGATAGGCAAGGTTGGTCATCTAGACCAATTGAGATAACACTTTCAAATGGAGTATTATTAGTGCCAACTCAAGATGATGAAGGTAATAATGGAGGTTCTATTGCAACTAATATTACTGAATTACCAACAATACCAACAACATAGAAAGGAATAAATATGAAAAAATATAAATTTAATGCAACAAGAAGTTTTACTCAAGCGTATAAAATAAATATTGAGGCTAAAAACGAAGAAGAAGCGTGGTCGAAAGCATACGACTTAAAATATAACAATAATCACGAATGGACAGAGGTTGGTGATTTAGAAGCAGATGATAAGTTAATTGATATAGAACATATCAATCATAAAGGTGAAGTTGTTTTTAAAACAATAAGTAGAAGATTAAAAATATGAATAAACAACTAAGCAAAGGAGTATCATGAAAAACATGCGTGAGTTATTAGATACATTTACTGAGTCTGAATGGAAGAAAGCTAAAAAAGAAATGACTAAAAGAATACCCTCTATGAAAATAGATAAAATGTCTATGGATCATTTTCAAACCTTAGCTAGATTCTTAGCAAGTCCAGACTTTTCAGATATAGATGAATACAGAAGGAGGCTACACTAATGGAGAGAGAAAAAGGCAGACAATGGGATGGAGTATCACGGCCCGCGGATGACAAGTACAGAGAGAACTTCGACAGGATCTTTAGTAAAAAAGAAGAGAAGAAAGATTTGATTAAAGGTACTGTTATTTGCAAAGCAAAGAAATGTAACAACTATCTGTACAAAAACGAAAGTCCTAGTTTAAGGGGATATTGTTTAGATTGTGGCTAAAAAGTCACAATGTGTGATAAATATGTCACAATATGTTTACAATGAGGCAAGTTTCTCCCTATAGACTTTTTTTGCCAGAAAAGTTTTTTTGTTTTTCAATTTCCAAAACGGTGTTACAATGGTTACAATGGCTTTCAAAGTGTTATTATTCGCATATACCAACACTTCTAGACGATATTTTTGTAACAAAACGCTGTTACAATGGTGTTACAGCTGTTACAATTTACAATAATTGGCTTATAACAACACTTTTAGCAAACCCGTACGCGCGCATAAGAAAAAGTTTTTGAAAAAAAATGTGCCTAGAGAAAAAACCTATAGGTGCTATACAGGGATATGATCAAGAAAAAATCCAAATATAAATCAGTCCTTATAAATAAAAAAAGATATTACTTTTATAAAATCACCTGGTTGGATATTTTGGGTGATGCAGGTCATGCTGATATCAATGAGTTTAATGAGATGAAACCTGCCGAGATGATAACTCATGCGTATATATTTTCAAAAGATAAAAAGAATCTTAAAACCTTTGCGTCTTATGATAGTTCTTTTGAGTCTTTTTCGGATCGTAATGTATTTCCAACAGGATGTATTAAGAAGTTAGAAAAAATTAATCTTTAGTTTCTTCAATCACTTCTGCATCAGCATCAATGATTGGTTTAAAGTTCTTTAATGCTTTCTCCAATTCTTTGTCTAACTCTGATTCGTCAACGTTATCTAAGTTTTTATGTAGATGTAGATTAGTATTATTTTGAAATCCTGCAGCCTTACCTCTAGCTACTTCCATATTACCTGCAGCGCTCCAGGCTTTACTTTCCCTGGCCTCATCTCTAATTTTACCTAACTCTGCCAGGTGCTTTTCATAAGTGATATCATATTTTTTTAACTTCTCTGCTCTGAGTCTTCCAATGTATTGAGCAACCAAAGGATACATTGATGGGTTTTGAAGTCTACTTGCACAGACGTAAGCACCGTCTGGTTTATAACCCGCAGCAATAGCACACTCAGAATCAGTCTTTCGACCTTCTTCTGTTACAATTAGATTTGCAAATTTAATTTGTTTCTCTGTAAGTCTTTTAGGAACTCCCATACTTGCAATATAAATTATTTTTGGTATACATTCAAGTGATGGTATCAGGAAAGCTATTAAGACAGGCCCTAGAGAAGTTTATGAAATCGCCAGTAGCACAAGAGGCAAGAGTACAGGTGTGTTTACCCGACGGAAAGTATTACGACATCAAGGACATAAAATTAATGGAAAACAAAATACTTGGAGTCCGAGAAACACATAGATTGGTGATGACTTTGTATACATCTAAATGGAATATGGGTGAAGTAATTAAGAAAATTTAGTTAACTTTAATGCTCCGGACTTAACTTGAAAAATGATTAAGGGAGAGACTAAATTTTGGCATGAAATTAAAGCGTTCAATATTAAAAATAATTGCGAATTATCATTTACACGCGTGGAAAATAGTGCTGCACACGGGACTCCTGACCTATTGGTTTATAATACTTCTGGTCACTTTTTCACTATAGAATTAAAGTTAAATTTGGTTAAAAAAATTCGCTTCTCTCCACATCAAATTGGCTTCCATATCAAACATCCACACAACAGTTTCATCATGGCCAAGGGCCTCTGTCAGAGAGACATAAAACTTTATGAAGGGTCCAAGATCCGTGATCTTGTGAACGGTAATGCAGAACCGTGTGCCACGGGCATGGTGTCAATCTTTAAATTTCTACAAAAGGTTTAGCGTCCTACATATTATAGGACTAAAGTCAACGGACAAAGTGTCGCGGCCACAGAGAAGAGCTTGTGGGCGGGACCCACCCTTTTTATTTTTTGTTTCACGTGAAACATGCGCCTGCGACCTGTGGCCTGCGGCCTCGGCTTGCGGACTATGGTGCGTGCTTGTGGGCGGGACCCACCCTTATTTTTTATTTATGCTTGAGGGCTGGTGGAATACTACCAGCCCTCTGTTCCTTTTTAGGAATTTCCATTTTAAAACAGTCTTCAAGCTTGTTACCTCCAAGACTGTCTATAAACTCTTCACACTTGCGGACGTACGCCTTCGATAGGTCTTTCCTATCGTGAAGAAAATAATTTAATAAACTATGATGCTTAGATCTAATGCTTGCCATAACTAATATTTTTAATTTTTGGGTTCCAGCATTTTCTACAATCTAAACATTTGCCGCCTTGCTTAGGCGCCGGGCAGCTGGGTTTTTTTGTAACTACTGTTGAAGTATTCGGCCAGCTTTTAATACCAGGCTGATTGATCATCGAAGATGATAATCTAATCACCAGGTTAGCTGGTTTTTCCTTCAGGTACGGCTTTATCCAGGCTTCTTTAGTCGGCATCCAATGGCGCTTAGTCGGCGTCTGTCTACAAACGTCAAAAATTTTTCGAAGGTGTTCTAGATCTTGAACGTCTCCTGAGTCGTGCCATCTAAAGACATCCGATTTTTTAGAGTTGATCAAGGTCACCATCGCGAAGACCCAAAGCTTTTTCTTTAAGGCCTTCAGCCTCCTATACTGAGCATCTTGAACAACCTTAAAAACATAGCAGCCTTTTAACGCGTAGCAGGTACTGCAAACTGAGTCAGGTATTAATCGTAACTTGCTGCCCGTGTTACACTCGGCAGCTGGAATTCCAATTGCCCATCCTGGCATCTTGCCGGGCTTGCTTAAGCCGCCGACCAGGTCCCACGCTTTTTTAGTATTCATTTTGTATTCCTTTCTTTTTCTTCTCTTTCATATTCTTGACAGATTTTTTTATATTCATCTGTCTTTTTATAATCATCAACTTGTTTATTAAGTTCTTTTAAAAACAATTCTAAACTTTTTAAATAATTATTTTTCATGTATTCCTTTCGTTTCCTTCATATAGGATATTATGGCATAAGATGCAAGGCCAGCAGCTCAAAATAAATAAAATTTTTTTCTTGACATATCCTAGAATTTCCTATATACTATTCGGCCGCAGAGGAGAGCTTGTGGGCGGGACCCACCCTTTGAGCTTGTAGCCTGTGGTTAGTGCTTGTGGGCGGGACCCACCCTAAAAAATAAAAACTTAAAAAAAAGACTTGGTGTGTAAGCTCCTAGGTCACAGTCCCTCTAGGCGTTTTATCTCTGCAATGACTTACACACTCCATGTCCGAGCGCGTTGCTCGATCGTTATGCCGATCCCAGGTCTAGCAGTAGGTGTACCTGTTAGCTAATTTGTACACTACTAGTATGTTACTAACTACTAGACCAGGGATCAGCACTAGAGATTAACCGGCCATCCTTTCAGGCCATAGTTTCTAATGATCAATTAGAAATTTAGGTTAAGTTAGTACCG